TGCTTCAGCAAGCTGTCCATGTACTTGTGATAGCGTGTCTCTAATCCAAAGCAGAACCGTGTTGGCACAATGTGCGGTAACAATTCCTTGGGTATTTTGATCAGTTTAGCCATGCCGTCACCTACTTAAATAGCCTCTTAAACCAGTTTTGATGCTTAGCAGTTTCACCGTTGTACTTTTTAACCAGCTCATTCTTCTCACTATCAGTTAGCTGTTCAAAGGGCTTAATATCATCTGCAGAATCGCCCGTAAACGCATTCTGGGCATTATTCTTATCGGTATCCAGGAACGCGTCATGAGCTTCCTCTGGACTCAAAGCACCACATTGAACTAGGGCCGATAATCCTTGCGCTTTTGCCAGGGATGTTTGTGCATTCGTCTGTGAATCTTGTTCCCAAAGTGGATTGAAGTTAAGCTCCCAATTGATACTATCTGGATCAACATTACCAACGTTCTTAGCTCTCAACAATAGTCGAATTAAACGTTCCAGAAATGGTCGTAGAACATTCTCTTGTTGTGACTTAATGTAAGAATAGTAGTTCTGCACATCGGTTTGCGTACCGGATACCTTTCCCGATTGCTGACCTAATAAAACTGTTTTAGGAATGTTAGTCGCTGCCGATAAGTTGTCCCACATGAAGCTAATTAATGAATCAACACCGGTTAATTGTGTGCCAACCTTAGCAACCTCATCATTCTGACCAATTAACGCCAGTGATTCAGTCGTAAATTGATAATTCATCATGCCGGATAGTTTCGCTAATTGTTTGGGATCTGCACTGGCAGTATCAATACTATTAGATGAATAGGTTTTAAACGAAAGATCGTTCATGATTTGCCCCACCGACCAGTTAGCAATGTCAACTAGCTTTAGAGCATCAAAGATTGTTTCGTAAATTGAATGTCCCTGATCATCGCCCTCATCACGCCCGTATTCCGCATGCATATATCGTGAAGCGTCAATGGTCTTCATCAGACCATTCTCGGTCTGTGTGTTGTTTCCAAGATCATAGGCTGAATTGCCTACTGAAACTTGAATATTGGCTTCTTTGCCATACGTTGGACTAAACGGCCATAGGTTAGTAATGATGTTACCCACAATCCGTCTATCGAACGGTTGAATGTACTGAATATCTAATAAGGCATCAGGATCCAGTGGTTTAGATGAATCATCATCTTTTTGGTTCTCAATGCCACCGATCGCAATAAACGAATCGCCCCACTTGAGGCGATCACTTAGAAATTGGGCAAAAACGTTCTGGCTATTCAAGTCTTTGAGCTTCTGATTAATCAAATCATCCAAATCTTCATTGTCAGAAGTGAACGCCCAGCCGTTACGCGTCATATCGGTGGCCGGCATGGTAATCACCATATGAGCAATATGATTATCATGGTCAAGCTGTTGGATTTGATTATCATCTAGTTGCCGATAACTGCCGTGTGGCACAAGATTGCTGTAGCTTTTTGCCGAGGCACTATGATCATCGGCCATACTGTCAACAATCTTTACTTTCTCGTCCAGTGAATCCTTACTAGCTTGTTTCTTTTTAATCCGTTTGTTTGCCACACTGTGTCACCTCACATTCCATATCGTGCGAATAGATTATTAGACTTCTCCATGTACGTTAGCCCTTGCGTGGTGCTATCAACTTCATCATCGTGGGCTGCGGTTGGGAAGCTCGTTAACTCGGTAATGTAGTCGTCAATTTCAGGTCGCCAAGCCGGGTGAGGGATGTAGATATTACCGGCTTCGAACTGCGCAGTAACTGCGTATGCTCGTACTTCCTTGCCACCTTGCGGTTCAACCGGAATAATGCCACCAATCTCATGCTGTAACGTGTTAATGATGGCCGGTCCGTTGGCTTTGTCTTCAATGAACTTCCGTGAAGCTTTCGGATACATCTTTGTTACTCGGCGAATGGCATTTAACGTCTGTGTGAAGTCCATACGCGCATGCTCACGATGCAATAGATAACGATCGGCACCACGTGCGCCCCAGACCTGACCAGCTACATAATCGTCGTTTTCTTTAGATTTAAAAGTGGCATCCCAAGATTGTACCTGTGTATCTAAAAAGCGTGGCAAAATCGCCACGCTATCGTCTAATCCTAGTTGATGTTTAATTTGTTCATTTGGTACATAGTAGCGAAGCCAATCCGGTTTGAACACACCACCGCCTTCAGGGATGGGGTTCTGTTGATATAATGCTGCCCATGTTCGAGTACCAACACTCTTTTTCGTTTGTTCAGCCCAGGCTTTGTCATAACTTAATGGTGCTTGTGGTGCGAGTGTATCGCCAATCTCACGGCCTAATAGATCATCAGTCTCAGTACATACTGCCGGTAGTTTTAGTTCAATCCATGGCCGAGCTTTCTGCTTTAGCAAACGGCCAATTAAATCATCGTCACTCCACCTGGTCATAATCACAATACAAGAAGAATCCGCATGCAGCCGAGTTGAAAAGGTTGACTGCCATTCTTCCCAGATCTTGTCACGTATCGTCTTGGACATCGCTTCTTGTGCGTTCTTAATCGGGTCATCAATGATCAGTAGATCAGCACCACGACCAGTAGCGCCAGATAGAATTGAAGTCGAATACATCCCACCAGAATGCCCCTTAACGCCCCAATCAGATACCGAGCTGGTTTGTTGCGAGAGCTGTAAGCCAAACATCTGTGGTGCGTAAACCATGAACTTATCACGGTTCTTACGGCCAAACTTGGTATATAAGTCCTCTGAATAAGCAGCCATCATGACTTCTTTATCTGGGTTCTTCATCAAGTAGTAACTTGGGAATGTTTCAGTAATACTTGCCGACTTACCGTGACGTGGTGGCATCTCCACACATAGGAACAATTTTTCACCGTTAATAATTCGCTGTAAGTATGAACAGATCAGCTTAACATGCGGATAAAGCTTATAGCGATTCTCATGCGACAAGGTAAAGTAATATTCGTACTTCCGGCGAGCTAATGCCAACTCAATACCATATTCTGCTTGTTCTTTAGGATTGTTTAGGTTCCAAGCCATCTTTTTCATCCTCCAACTTCTCTAAATGCTTGATTAGCTCATCTGTACCCAGGTTATCGAACGATGAATCAACACGACCAGACAACTCAATCTCACGTTTGTCACGCCACTTTTTCGGTTGTCGATTATTTAACCACATTTTAATTGCAGTGATGTTAGGCGTCTCATGCTGTTTTACATTCTTTAGCCGTTTACCACTGGCACTCACTTTATCCTCGACGTAATCATAACCTGTAGCCAATTTATAGAGGCTGGCTTCAACCACACGGTCAGCAAGCTCCTTGTTGGCTATGACTGCCTCCGATAAATTATCGTCTTCACGCAACCATTTATAAAATGTTGATGCTGCAACCCCTAGTTTCTTCGCGATTTCTTCGTTGCTCATACCATCGCGTGCCATAGAAGAAATAATCGAAATTCCAGTATCAGATAACCAGTATTTTTTATGCGATTTACCTGTGTTAGCCATTTGTGATCTCACCTCTTGCTTTAAACGAAATTATGTATTGCCGTCTATATCTAAACGGCAGGCAAACTATTTTTACTTAATGAAATTATCTGAACCATATGGTACTGGAATATCGCCCCAAACCTCTTTCAACATGATAAACAGCAAGTAATCGTAATTATTGCCAATTAAAGGCACATTCGAAAAGTTATTGTATGCCTTGGACATAATTTGAGCGTGATTAAAAATGGTTTTATCGATATCTCCATCTTTTAATTCCTGTTGAATAGCAGAGCTAACAACCTTATCACTCATGATCATCTTAGATGCTTCGGGTTTCAGCTTTGATAGCTCGTCAACAATCTTTTGATATTCAGCATTATCTTTATCAGTCATATTTATCTCCTTATTTCCAAAATTCATCATCAATATGAGACATACCATGCATTGACGGAATACTAAATAACCTAACTTCCGAACCATCGTACATTTTGATGACGGTAATGTTTTTTTCATGGCTCCTAATAGATTTAATGAACCCACGATTAAGGCTCTTAATGGTCACGTAATTACGCTTAATTTTTTGAGCCTTAATAATTCGTCCTAATTCGGAGCCATTAGTGCTCCCAGCAATATTAAGTTCTTCAATTAAGTAACGTTTGTGGTTATTTAAATGAATTTGTAAGGCGCTAGGTTGGTAGTCATTGTTGCTGTCAATTAGCGGGTCATAAAATGATTCACCATTATTGTTAATATCTTGCAAATAAAGACCATTATTGAAGGTATAAACTCGCGAGTTCTTCCAGTAGTCATCACCAGTGTATGTTTTAATGTGCTGGAAATGTCGAGGAAGTCGAACTCGGGCCTCTTCGTGGTTAACTGTCTCCAATAAGCCGTTCATTTCTTCTTGTTTAGCTGAACTAACGTATGTCATTGTGTTTCTCCTTAAGTCTTAGTTCATTCAATTTCCGCGCCTGTAAGGCTTTACGTTTCCGATCCTTAATTTTTGATTTCTTGTGACTCTTCGTGTGTTTATTGTGTTTACTCAATTTGGTCTCCAAACTCCTTCATTATTTCTTTTGCTAAATTTTCCCGTTCCTGTTCAAGAGCCTCACGAACTTTTACCTTTATCCCATTTCCACATGCATCAACCGAAATACAGTAATGGCTTCCTTGTTTTTGCTTCCGAATTTTCATTCGTCTAAATCCAGAATTGTTTGCCATTATCTACGACGCCTCCCTTAGCGTGCTGAAAATTATTTTGAATTGGTTCAAAATAATTCTCTACGTGGCCATCAACTTGAAACAGTAATGTCAATTCTGGAATTGTCCCATCAAAAAGAATATCGCCATCAATATCTATTGTTTGATTATCGTAATTTCCTGAAAATCTGGCTTCTGTTGTATCACTAGTGGGTGAAACAATATCAAAGCGATGCCCACCTAGCACTTTTTGCCAATTTGGCGATTTCAAAACAGGTAACGACACCAGTAATTTATGATCCTTAATTCCAAACATTGGCCTATCCGGGGCAAAGCCTTGAATAAGATTCCCGTCGATAAACAGTCTTGATTGTCGAACATCATAAACGCTGAAATATCCGGTCGCATCAGAACTAACTTCTTTGTGATCTTTCATGCTTTTTCTCCTTTTTGTGCAAATTAAAAGCGCCCTCTTTGCGAAGACGCCTCTTTAAATCTTTGTCCAGTTGTTTGTCTATCTTTATTTCTTCCTTGGAAACATAACCGTAATTGGTTTGTTGCATGGGCGTATATGGATGTTTACGATCACTCATCAGTACCACCAGCCCTTATTACGGCCATACTCAGCAATCCCAGCCGGCAGCAACATGACCAGGATTAAAATAATTAACGTGGCCACATTGCCACCTCCTTGTGATACAATTATTTGTGAATAACTGATGTGATAGTTCTTCACATTTTACTCATATGATTTGCCTTGTGATTCTATATAGCAATGCAATTGTTGGTGAACGTTTACATCGCTATATTTTGTAAGCGAAACCAAATGTGCTATAATTGCTTTTAGAGGTTTAGTTACCTCAGTGAATATCTCTTAAACATAGTTAGCTGTCTCGATGGGTGCTTAATAGGCACCCATTTTTTATTGCAAAATAAAAGCCGGCGTTTTCCACGCACCGGTCACACTCACAGACCTTGTTAACAGAAACAGAGAATCTCGAGTACTTAACTATATTTTCGATAAAATAAATCATCTGTGAGTTTAAAACTGCCTGTGAGAATCGGACTCACAACTAACCGCCAGGCGGCAGTCCACTTGAATACTTTATATTTTAGAGGTATGTGCTCGTTAAAGCACAACGTGGCTGGCAGGGAATCGAACCCTACACGGTAAGCTATCCGCCCTCTTCGTACGCATACGTTACAGCCACACAACATTCAGGAGAAAAAGTGAGAATTCTATCCTCGAAAACCCACAATACCATTTTATAGTCAAAACACCCCTCAAGAATCCCAAAATAGTCCCAATTTAACCAACATCTGATAAATCGTAAATGTCTAACCCTTCAGCCACTTCTTGAATGAACTTATCACGCAGCCTAAATGCCTGTGTCCGGCTCACATGAATAAGTTCATGAGCAATTAAACCGTCCATCGTATACTGCTGATGGCGCTTGAAATACAGCTCTGAAATAATTGTCTGCGTGTCAATTCCGGCATCGTCTAAACAATCATCAATAATGTCCCGATGGTGCTTCAGTGTATTAAGTATTTTATCCTCTTGCAAACTGATGGCGGTATAAACAACCGACTGATCGTACTTGTACTGCGCGCCACTTCCGCCAACGTTTTCATCCGGTTCTCGATATGGATAAATAATTTGTAAGGTGCGTTCTTTGAGGTACCGGTTCGTTTCAGGATATTCACGTAAATACTCTTCAATGATTCGCTTTGTTCTTGTCTTCATTTCCCTAACCCCTTTGTCTTCAGCTCGCCCACGTTATATAATTAACTGTCAGATTAAATACAGGCTGCCGGAAACGGGAGCTTTTTTATTTTGCCTCCACATCCTGAAATGCCTTAACAACGTAATCAGTAAACTCTTTGCGATTAGCAGCAATGTTTTTTGCTAATTTAGTTGGCTCTGTCAAAAAAGTACCACCGCCTAAAAATTCAATATCTTCCAGAATGTCCAAAGCAAGAGTATCCCCATCGTTATAGCCATCCGCACATTCCGGCAACACAACATCTTCTACATAATCTTTAGTTTCTTGCAGTAACATTTACTATCTCCCCTTTCATATTTCTGGATCGTGCAAATGATCCAGTTCATATAATGCGATCATAAGACCACCTGATATGCTGTTCATGGATTCGCCACCATTCTCGGCTGCTGCTTCCCTTAATCGTTTCTCAAGCCGACTTTTAAGCAATTTCATATCATCGCTCATTTGTCTGCCTCCTTAACTAATACGATCGAAATCCAATCCTTCTGGTATTTGGCTGATCAAAGCCATCGCTTGATCAAATTCGATTCCTTCAAATTTAAAATTGATTACCAAATCTCCGTTAACATCTTTACCTGGTGTAACCGCAATGTTGGCACCGTCCGGTTTTAACATATCGTTTACTAGCGTTCGAATAGTTTTCCGCTGTTTTGCATTCATTCTTCTGCCTCCAGCAATTCCGGATTTTCGTGAATTCTTCGCTTAATGGTACCCCAATCGCATTTATAGTGATGTGAAATCCAGTTAATACTTTTACCATCTTTTAAAAATTTCTTTAGTTCATCTAAAGGCACTTTAACTGTACGGCGAATTCTTATACCTTTTCGCTGATGATCGGCTTTTACAATCATTTCTATTTGCTTGTCTGTTACTATATGCCCTTTCATATGATGGCTATTGTGTGCTCCTGCAACCATAATTGCTAAATTATCGATTGAATCATTCATCTTATTTCCATCAAGATGATGAATACAAAAAGTGCTGGGAATATCATTAAGCACTTCATATTCCATCAATAGCCTATGCACATGTATTTTTATTCCATCAATTGTTATTGCGGCATAGTTTCCGTGCTTATAAATGTGCTTAATAGACGTCATAGGATTTTTCGATTTCCATAAAGAAGCCTTTGTTAAAAGAAATTCATCAACTTCACAATTGCAATCGTTAATCCACTTTAT